ACTGTGTAGCCTTCGGCCCCGGGAGTCTTCGAAAGCCGGTGCAGCATGAGGTCCCTTGGGCTCATGTTCGTGTTCGGCGCAGCCTCACTCTTGGCCGTCTGCGGGACTGAGCCTTGCTTGGAACCGAGCAGTGCTTTCGTGCTATTGTAGATTCCCATCGCCTCCTCAACCTTCCTCGGAGTGCTGATGTCGACGCCGGAAACCCCAGCCCAATGCATGAAGGCCTCATACTCGCTCTTCGTCTTGGATTGGGTCAGGTAGTCGGACTTGGCCCTGGTCACTTCCTCCTCCGACTTGCCTTGCTTCTTCAGCTGTTCGCCAAGATACTCAGCGGCCTGAATCTGTGCTGACGTGTTGCCGCCACCCTTGTTAAACTTCTCCGGGTTCGTCCGCTGCTCATTGGCCAGAGCCGCATGCGCATTCTGGTTGTTCGCGGAGCCGTAGGCGGAAGCGGTCTGACCTGCCTGCAGGGCGAGCTTCGAAGCAGATTCAAGACTCGGGATAAGGATTTCCTGCATGGCAACCCGTTCAATCATGCCAGAAGTGTCCGTCTTCGCAAGGAAAGATTTGAATTCAGCCTTCGCCTGTTCGTAAACTTGGAGGGCTTTTTCAACCTGTCCCGCGCGTTCCAAGGACTCCGCCTTCGACCGCAGCGCCGACACTCGGCTCGGCATGACCTGTCTCGTCTCGTCGTTCTGGAGCTGCTGCCCTTCCGTCTGCGCAGCCGAACGGGCCATGTTCGCCTGATGCGTTTCCCCGGCACGCTGCTCCTGCACGACGTTCCCCTGCAACATGTCGTGAGCTGTCTTCCCGACCAGCATGGCATCCCCGACAAGGCCAAGGGCGGTCTGCCCTGGACGAGGTCCCTGAGCCAGTCGGATGCCTGCCATGAGTGCTGCCTGGGACAGGACGGGATCGGAGCGGAGGCGCTCGAACAGGCCGAGGGATTCCTGCTGAGGCGGAGCCTGCGGGGGAGCTGCTTGAGGCTGAGCAGCCTGCGGAGCCATGACCGGGGGAGCTTCCTGCGGGATAGCTGCCTGCGGAGGAAGGACTCCTTCGGGGACCTGAATGGGGAGCTTTATTCCCCCAGGCCTGCCGTTAATGATTTCGTTGAAGTCAGACATTAACCCTCCCCTCCGTCATTCACCCCGTAAGTGTTTACCTGCGGTCCCCAAAGGGTCATGTTCCTGGTCGCCGGGTCGTACTGGTAAATCTTCCCCATCGGATCGACAAACATGCCTTCTGTTCCTGGAGTATTTGGATAGAAGGAACTTGCCGGCTTCAGGGCCCCAGGCTGATACCCAACAATCCAGTCATTATTCTGTTGCTGAGGCTGTTGGGGAGCCGCCTGGATCGGAGCAATAGGAGCAATAGGAGCAGGCCTCGGAGGAGCAGCAGCAATCTGCTGCTGGGCCTGCCCCATGAGGGTGCCGGGTTGTCCAGCCTCACCAATGGCAGTCCCCATGGAGAAGCGGCTCGGTCCGCCAGTCATCGGATTCTGACCTACAGGCGTCGGACCGGCAGCATTCAGCATGCTCGCCCCAGGCTGCAGAGCCCCCTGCATGAGAGTCGCTGCCTGGGCGTTTCCACCGTTCATGCCAAGAAGTTGCGCGTAATCAAGCATGTTATTTCCCGTAGATAAGTTCAGCGAGTCCCTGCCTCTTACGTGCGATAGGGGCAGGAGTGGGGAGTTGCGTCAGGGCGCCGATCTGCGGAGCACGAGCGGCATGCGCACCTGGAGCCGGGTAGAGAGGACTCTGCCCACCAAGCCCCATCTTCGCCAGCGCGGCTAGCTGCTCATTCGTGAAGGAGGGCGCTTTGGCGGAGGCTTCTTGGGGGGCGTCCGGGGCTGCGACGGCGTTTTGCATGGCGACATCTTCATTAACTTGACCTCCTAGGCCGAAAGTGGGACTGAGTCCCAGCATGTTTGCGTAGTCCATGATTACTCCTTATCCGAGTCCGCCGAGCAAAGCGCCGGCAGCTCCCCCGATGGCGGTCCCCCAAGGACCGAAATAGCTGCCCATCATAGCTCCTGAAGCCGCACCCCCTAGGGCTCCAGTTGCTCGGTTCCTCTTCACAGCTTCCCCGCTCGAAGTCGAGGTCGTAGACGGACTCGCCCCACCGTAGACGATGTTGGCGTAGTTCTGCAGCGGTGCCCACGGAGCGTTCAGGTTCCACATGTTCTGGTTCGCGAGATAGGCTGCTTCCTCCTGCGCTACCCCTTCCTGCTGTGCCCCGACGCCGGACAGGGTCGAGACCGGCATGTTGTTCAGACTCATCGTCTGAGGAGCCAGAGCAAGAGTCCGAGAGAATGTGTCCTGACCCTTGTCGTAAGCTGCCGACGCCATCTTCCCAGCCATGTCCGAAGCATTTTGCGTGTATCTCCCAGCCGCGATTCCTTCCGCCACACCCTGACGAACTCCGCCGAACTGCCCGGAATCAGTCGCGTTCGTCCGAATGCTGGACAGGACTCCGCCCGGATCGACGTACTGCTGCGTCATCGGGCGCAGGGCAGCCGTGATAGCCGACTGCAGATACGGATTATTCTGCACGTCCATGGCTCCGGTCAGGCCGTACTCCATGGCCTGGTTCGCCAGATGCGACCCAATCTGCTGCTGCCCAGCCTGATGGACAGCGAGATTTTGAGCCGCTATCGACGGGGCAGAGAACGGGACAGGCTGTTCTCCTGGATAACTCGCAGACGACATCGAAGGGGCCGTCTGGTTGTAGATACGCTCGGCCTCGCCCATGACCTGAGCCCGGCGAGCAGCTTCCTCAGGCGAGTAGTTCTGCTGAGTCGTAGTCGAACTTCCACCTCCACTACCTCCACCACTCATACTTTTTGCTCCTTGATAAAGAAGGTCATGACGTTGGCAGTCGACTCGAAGCCGATGGAGCGAAGCATGTCCGCTACCGTGTTCCGGCAGGTTGCCTCGAGTTCATCCACTTCATTCGCGAGCAGCCATGCGAGGAAGTACCTTGCCCCGCGATGCCAGATGTTCACGATGCCTGAGCCGTCCAGCGCCACGACGTTGCAGACCTTTTTCCCCACATGCTGGATAAGCTCAGTCACCATCGTGCCGATCAGTTCTCCGTTCTCGGTGGCGATCCAGAGTTGCATGTGCTCGGTTAGCAGGGAGCCCTTGATATAGTCGAGGCTGAGCTCCTTGCGGGAGACGGTGACCGCCTTGTCGAGGAGCGGAGAGACGAACGGCCAGATCTCATCGACAGACTCCCCAGTGTATGACTTGATGTCAAATGGGGCGAAGAATTCCGGAATTTCTTTCCCCATCAATTTTACAGTTTGACCCATGCTCCACCTTTCCTCTCATAGTAACCTGCACCAGCTCCAGGATTCCAGCCGACGCCGTCTGCCTGAACGAGCATCCCGTTCACAGGCTTGGCTGGAGCGACTCCACGAACAGGGAATGCGCGCCCATCCCTGATCTGTTCCAGGTCATTCTCCAGGGTCTGCAAGCGTTCCTGCAGGGCCCGGAGGAAGTCCAGGTCGACCGTGGGCGGGAGTAGTTCATTTGCCATTAGTTATCCCCAGCCTTCTCAACCTCAGCATCGATTCCCAGGAGAATCCAGGGAGACCCGTTCGCTGACTCGATCCGAATGGCGAACAGGCGACCACTCAGCGTAAAGTCCAACTTCTTCGTGGAACCGATAATGTACTGTTTCGCAGTCTTCCAGACAATACCTTGATCCGGTTCGGCTTGGCTGCCGAGCGTAACGCTGAGTGCAGTCCCCGCCTGCCCGATGACCCTGAGCCAAAGGCGGGACAGGAACTTCATAGTCGTCGTGTCAGGAGGAGTGTTCGCCCGGAAGGGAATGCCGATGCCTATCCGCTCGACCAGGGTAGAATTCTCCCTGAGGTTATTACAGTCGAACTGATAGACGGACGTGCCGCGCAGGCCGAGGAGCTTCGCTATAGCGTCCGACTGACCGACCTCCCCCCAGGTGCGACTCTCATCCTCCCAGGTCGTAGCGATCGTTCCCCAGGTCGGAAGGGTGCCTACGACTCGCCCAGAGTCAATGGACGCTACGGATACCAGGTCCCTCATCCCGATCGATTTCACCATCCAGTTATAGATGATGGCCTTGTCGACCAGGCGAGTCGAACCGTCCCCTGTACTCACGCAGAACCAGACTTCCGTCTCCTGCTGGTTCACGACCAGGAAGGAGGCCAGGGCCTGCTGGTGGGTCATGTTCTTCAGGAAGGAGCGTATCCTCCCCTCTGCGATGGACACGCTTTGCTGCCCATTATGGATTACCAGATCGTCCCCGGTAAAGCACATGTGCTGGCCGGGCAGGAACTCGACAGCACAGTTCCTCTGCGGAATGCCGAAGGAGTCGAACAGCTTCGCGAACTTGAAGATGTACGCTCCGCCAATGTACTGCATGGTCCAGACCGAATCCTCCTTATACACGATAGCCAGGTCGCGCATAGGAACGATGTCCATGACGGCTCCAGGCGTCTCGGACAGGGAGTACTCACCCGCATCCTTCGTCGGATCTGTCTCATCCCAGGAAGGTGGGACCAGGCCAGGATCGGCCGGGTGCGCCCACTTCACCATCGAGCCGTAAGGAGTGCTTCCTTTCAGGATATTGAAGGCGAGGAGGAAGTTCTTGAAGGATCGGATGCCTGCACAGCGGACCGTTGCTGGCCAGTACGTTAGGTCGATTAGCTTCGTCGCTGGCGTGGTCGGGTTCCAGACTTGCGGCTTATCCACTCCGTTCGTCAGGAAGATCAGGCCGTTCATGTTCGCACCGACCCAGCGATTCACCGTAGCGCCAGTGTAGGCTCCGCTGGCCCTCGTGATGTCAGTCAGGGTCGTATTGTTCAGCGCGTAGATCGACGTGTTCCCGCCCAGGACCCACAGAGGGCCACCTGTGCTGGAGTCCGTCGCAGGGAAGAGGCTGTGGAAGGTGCTCCCCGCAGTCACGATCAGCGAATCGTCCTTCGTGGGTAGGATACCCTGGAGCGAAAACCGCACATTCCGGCCGCTCGTCCAGGCCCGAGCAGGGCATTCTGAGGAGTTCAGGTCGAAGTTCAGTCCGACATTCTCTGCAGCGCCGGAGGTGAGCGGGAGGGAGACGATCGGCATGGTGATTCCTTAATTAAGCCCGAATTAAGGCGCCATTAAACTGCGTATTTCGCCCGTATAGAACTACTGGAGAAGTCCCGTTAGCTACTACTCGAAGATCAGCGTAGTCAGTGGACCCATTCAAATACATCTTCGCAGAAACCTGTACACCACCTCCCCCATTCACTGATGATACGGCATACAGTGAGCCGTTCTTGTAAATATAGGATGCCATCGAAGTGATCGTCCCACTGACATATGCAACCCCTATCAGATCATAGTAACCAGGGACATTGGGCTGAAAGCGGTACGTACTCGTGTTAAAGCAGGAATTTGTATCGAAATCCTCTGTGTCAATCCGGACGACCGCTGTAACTCCAGAAGTTAGGACTTGATTCGCACTACCATTAACCATGATAGCGCTGAACGCCGGACCAGTACCCGCTTGTAAACTCCCCATGACGAAAACTATCCAATCAGCCCCATCAAAGACCAGGATGGCAGAAGAGTCCAATGGCAAGTTGAGCGTTGCTGTCCCGTTGACCAGGGCCGAGTCGGGAGGATCAATGACTACTGCGCCACCAGCTGCCCGGATGAACCAATGCGTCCCTGCGACTAGTCCTGACACACTAGGGGGCTCCAACGTCAGCGCTGCTGTGCACTTGTAGACGCAGCCGATCTCCGTGACGGAAGCGGCAAAGCCAGTCGCCTTCGCCACGACGCCCATGTCGGCTACACCACGACCAGGGAAGGTGGCCTGGAGAACTGTCTTCATCAGGCGAAGATGATCGTCTCCTTCAGCCACCAGATCGCCAGTCGCGGGAAGGGCGCTGTTCAAGTCCTTCAAATACGTTGCAGTTTCAATTGTCATGGCCGCATTCCCATAGCGCGTTCAAGATTCACTTCCCTTCTTTCCAGGTTCGCCCCGTCCAGGCGAGCCCAGGCGAGGACAGCATCGTTCGCGAACTCACCTGCAATCTTCGTATCCCGGACATGCTTGCCGGCAATAGCCTGCCCGACCAGGGCCAGGACGAGATCACCTGCATGGACCAGCCAGGGAGTCGGATCATTCGTCGAGTGGATCGGGGTCGACTTGCCGTAGTACCTCCACGCGACATCGTAGTTCTGGTCAGGTGTCGGGAAGAACATCATCCGAGTCCCAACAAGCGAATAGTAGGTCGGAGTCCCAGTCCCTGTCTCCCAGATGGCAGCTGTCGTCTTGTCGGCTTTGGCCAACCGGATAGTCTGGCCATCGCTGACGATTTCCGGAAAGTGTCCCTCGATCTCCCGCAGGAAGTCCACTGGCAGGTCCATGTACTGCGCGTCCGCCGTGGCCGTCAGCCCAGCCGCATCCACTTCCAAAAACCAAGGTAGCCATATGTTCGCCTCCAGTTGATATTCCTGAGCGTACTGCATCTCGGCAATGGCCCGCTCGCGCATGTCGTCCCGGTCTCCCAGGCGCCATCCGAGCAGGCTGATCAGATCATCCCTCAACATACTGCATTTCTCCTACGACAGCGGTCGTGTATTCGTACAGGCCGACATGGCCGACAAGCTTGGACACGTCATGGTCAATGTGAAGGCTGATGCCAGCCTCCTCGCACATCTGGCAGAAGCGCCAGTCCTCTCCCTGGTACCGCCCAGGCCCTTGCAGGAAGACCATTTCCCAGGCGGAGTATGGGACCTTCTTGAACACGGACATGTGGACAAGCATGACGCCAGTCCCGATCCGCCAGACCTGCTCCAGCCCGGTCGACTTACGGTCCGTGTAGACAGGGACGCCGCGGTCATCTGTCTCGCAGAAGGCCCGAGCCGTCGGACTGGCCGGGATAGTCTTGGTGACGCAGTTGGCCGCGACGACCAGCTTGTGGTGGGCAGCCAGGCGATGGACCAGGTCCGGCGGAAAGGTCTGGTCGGAGTCCAGGAAGAGCAGGTGGGTCGCATCGCGGTCCTGGGCGGCCTTCACGAG